TTATTTTCCTCCTTCCCTCCAGTAATATATTGGTGTCATTGCTCCACTGTCCCACGTATCGTAGTAATTGCCATCAATTACCGCTATAACGTGTCCTGACAATGCTAAAATATAACTCCCTTCTGGGTGGTTGTTTGCAAATTCCGAGACGGTACAGGTCATGTATTCGTCTGGGATTATATAACGGCTAAATCCATTGTCTTTGAGGTATGTGCCCCATACTGCGTTAGCCGAGGGCATATCTGACAGCATCAAGCCGTACAGCGCAAGCTGTATATATGTTTCTTCCCACGTCTGCCCCATGGCCTTTGAGATAGCGCGCACAGTACAATCTCCCACTTTTGCCGCCGCTGGGTTAGGATTCCAATATTGATACATCTCTCCGCCCTCCTTATAGTTTTATTATCTCAAAAAAATAAGCACACCACCACGAAGACAGTGTGCTTATTTCTGCGCAATTTTTAAATCATCTTTAGTTTTTTTAAAGACTGTTTATGTACGGGATCGCGCCAGGAACTAATAAAATTTTTTCCACGGCGCAACTCCACAGCCCCTGTAATCCTCTCGTGCTTATATCCATTTTCTCGGCGGCTTGCTCCTGTGTTAATCCGTCAAAAAGCAAGTACTGTACAGTTTCACGCTCCCGCAAAGTTAAACGGGCGCATGACAAGGCGTAATCAATAAATTGTTTATCGCCTAATTTCCAGAGTTTTTTAATCAAACTTCTGTTCACTGCATCACCTCAAACACGCAAAAATTACGTAAATTTATTTCGTTTTGTCCAGTCCTAAAATCGCTCTAACCTTGTCCGGGAGCAAATCAGGGTTAATTTTGCCGATATTTTCCACGATGGAGCCAAGTTCCATCAAAATGATGTAGACACACACGCCTGTGGCGATAGGAACCTGAAAGCCCAAGTCTACAAATTTTTGAGCGTAATCAATCAAATAAGCCAGAGCAACAAGCAGAATTGAACCGAATTTGTGATACAATCCTCTACGCATCTCTGACGACTTCCAGATATGATTAGCACAAGCAGATATATTTCCGCTAATTGAATCAAACACAATAAATAAACAAGTTAATAAAGGCAACATAATAGCATCCATCTCCATTCCTCCTACTTCACAATTACTATTCCTTTGTACTTTTCATTTTTACATTTTCTTTTGTTCTCTTTTTCGACTGTTGTTACGTTCTTTTTTCCGTCCGAGAATCTCCATACCCTGCCCGTCTTGCTGTCTTTAAGCAAAACGACTGTGTGGATAGGTGAACCTTCTTCAAACAAAATCATGCGTCCCTTTTTCAAGTGTGATTCGATTTTGTCGTTACTCATACCTTTGCGATAGACTGCTGGCTTGCCGGAACAAATCTGGTTAATTCCCCTCTCAATTTCTGTCAGCGGATATTTGGCGCCACATTTTAATTTTCTTCTGGCGTACTGTAAACACTGCTGCATATTTTTTTTGATACCCTTATAGTGCAAAGCCATATAAAAAGCTACCAGACTACAGCCGTGTGTGCGAATAAATGGGGATTTAAAATTATACTGGCTTGGTACCGGGATTTTTCGCCCGTTATCCAGTATGATTCTCCATGGATATTTCTTCTTGCTATTCTTATTTTTGTTTGCTACTATTCTCAATGCCTCACCCCCATTTACTCGGTCACAAGTTCTTCGTGTCCAGATTCAATCAATATCTCCCTAACTTTATCTTTCAAAAGTCTTGGTACCTCGTCAAAAGTCTTTTTACCATCAATAATTCTCTTAGCATATAACTGCGCTATCATATACTCACCTCCCTACGCATAAATTGTATCAGACAACTCTAGTAAGCAATCTGTGAGCATCTCATTTTGTTTTGTGAGCTCTTCTATTTTTTTGTTTAATTCTGGTATAGATGGTATATCATCGTTAAACAAGTGTTCCGGTTCTCGGTCAACGTTCTCAATGATTTCATACTTTCCGTCCTTATTTTTTTCGATGTGACACGTACCATTTTTGTTGCACCACTGTGCAGCTTTTGGTGGGTATAAACCGTCAAATACATATCCAATATAATATTTTTCCATAATTATAATCACACCCCTACTACATATCGCAATACATAAGCACGTGTATTAAGCGGTATTCCGTTACTAGATCCAGTTGCCTTGTTGTCATCATTCCCCTGAATATATGTATTGTGAGCATATATATACTTACGCATTCCGGTATACGCATTAGCCATAAATACTCCAGATCCGTCGTTCCAAATGACATGCTGTTTCGGCACAAAAAACATATGCCATCCCCAATTATGCATAGTATTGTTATTTCCATCGTACGCACTCCAGACAAATACTGCACCAGTCAACTGTTCAGATATTGGTTGATTTAGCGTAAATTTATGGGCATTAGTCATCCAGTACGCTACGTTATTGCAATTCCATAAGATGTTATTTTTACCAAAGATGCACTCTACGTCATTAGATACAATTTGTATGTGGTTGTTATTGACATACATCCCGGTTCCCATAGATTCGTACAGGTCACTATATGTCGAGCCTCCTTTGGTAGTCAAAGAAATTCCTGCGATATCCTTGGTTTTATCATAATACAATTCCAGAGCCGCTTTGCCGCCGCTGTGGATGTCGTCTGGATCTTTTGTTTGCTGTGTAGAAACAACAATGTTATTACCAGATTGCATTACGGAGCCAGAGCCCTCATAAGTCTTATCGCCATTTGTGTTAGTAATTACAATAGGCGCTGTACCAAACCGTACAATCTCGTTACTGCCATTTCTTACAGCCATACCACTACTGTCCAATAATGTATTTTGACCGAGGGTATCTCCACGCATATCGCCGACTATTAATCCTGTTCCGTCTTCATATTTCATGAAGTTGGTGGCTGTTCTGGCGGCTTCATCTACCGCAGAATCTACATCTTCCGGAGCTGGTGTCCAAGCGGTGGCGATGTTGCCGAGTTCTAATTTTAGATTTTTCATATAATACTCGTAATCGCCACCGTTTTGGCCAGCAATCAATCTTATAAGAACTAACCTTTCTTTTTCGTACAATGAATTTTTAGCAGGTATTTTAATTGTACAACTTACCCGATGCCAATTATTTAAATCCTTCTTAGCAGCATTTAATCCCGTATTAGTATTCGGTACGCTTTGAGTCCACCACATATTATTGCCGACTGTGTTCGCATTAGCAGAAAAAAATATATTATCAAATTTTATCAATTTTAAATCAAATGATAACGTAACTGTTTTTTCATATTCAATTTGTGGTATAATGTCTGTTTGTATAAGTATTCCGGTTCCACCCCATCCAGATACTTTTACAGTTCTAATTCCATCAGTCGTATAGCTGAAATGCGATCCGTTTGTATTAATTATGTTAACACCACCATTACTATTACTCCAAGAAGTGTTTGTAAATTTTGAATTTCTAATCAAATTCCTTCCACCGACATCGACACCCTTAACGGTTGAACCAACTGAATATGACGTAGAGGTATTACCATCAGTGTATGTGATAACAGTTTTTGTCCACAAATATGGATTCTCGGCTGATGTATCTGGTGGCGTTGATGCCCATGTTCCGCTAGGAATTGATGTACCGTTTGTCCATGCCTGATAGGTTATGTCTGTAGACTTGATACCATTACCTTTGACTCCCTGTGGCCCTTGAGGCCCGGTGTCGCCTTGAACTCCTTGAGGACCTTGCGGTCCAGTTGCGCCCTTTATCAATGTCCACTTATATTTTGACGGGTCTGTTGAATCATCTGGTGTAAAATCAGTATATTGCCCGATAAACATCTTATTCGCACTGTCGCCAACGCTGAAACCCGTTTTACCATCAGAACTATTTGCATATGCTATATGTAAATAACTGGTCTTGCCATCAACTCCAACGCCCGGAATACCCTGTTCCCCTTTTGGACCCTGCACACCTTCGAACCGACTCCAAGTATATTTTTTAGGATCCGTAGAATCATCTGGTGTAAAATCAACATACGTACCTATGTAAGTGCTTGGTGTCTCGGTTAGCTGAGAACTGGAAGTAGGGTTAGCGACCGATGAGTACTTGATGTGGAAGTAAGATGTCGCTCCTGGAGCACCGGTAGCTCCTCTTGGTCCTTGTATTCCCTGCTCGCCTTTCTCACCTTGTAAGCCTTGTAAGCCTCTAGGACCAGTATCACCTTTGTCACCTTTTTCGCCCTTTTCTCCTTGGGCTCCTTGAGGACCTTGAGCACCTGTTGCACCCTTATCACCTTTAACACCCTGTGGACCAGTGTCTCCTTTTTGCCCTGTAGCGCAGATACCTTCTGTTCTTTTTACTGTGCTATCAGTATAAGTAATAACTGACCTCGTCCAGATATATTTACCATCAACCCATGTAGGCGCCACAGTAGACCATGAGCCCCCGGAAAGTGATGTGGCAGATGTGGATTGGTAGTATTCTTCAACGATTGATGCTATGCCTTTTCCAGACGAGCCAGTAGCACCAGTTGCGCCAGTAATACAGGTACCGTTTTCATCTGGCGAATATGTTACATTACCTGCACCGTCCGTAATTTTAGTTCGCATCCACATATATTTACCATTGGTCCATGTGGGTGCTGTGGTAGACCATGAGCCCCCGGAAAGTGATGTGGCAGATGTAGAAAGATAATATTCGACATCAACCGTTTCGATTTTAGATTCGATAGATGTTTTCGTTTCTTCCCACGCTTCTTCTAAATTTTGGTTGGAGCCAAATGTAACACTTTTGGCAGATATTGCAAGCTTGTAAGTCCCGTCTTTCGCTTTGTAGTATCTTAAAAAGTTTTCTGCATCTCCTAAATATAACTGGCCGCTTTTATCCACATAAAATCCCTGTGTGGTGTTATTGATAGAGTCTTTTACTCCGGAATATAACGAGCCGTCTGTGATATTTAACCCACCAATAGTTGCGCCAAATGCCACTAAATCTTTAACAGATACTTTTTCTGCGGTAACTGATTTGGCAATTATTACAGAGCCATCTAATCCATTTTGATACTTTACGTCAGACGAAGCTACTGCTTCGCCGAGAGAGTTCACATTAAGTTTATAGTACAGACCATCTTCGCCTAACACTACAAGTTTCTCGGCCTTAACCGTATTACCCTCAATGAGATCTCCACTGATAGTCACACCAATAAGATGTCCGGTAATTTTTTGATTGCCAACAACAACATCTTTAATCAAACCAGACTGGGCGTAGAAATATTCCATTGCGGCCTTGCCGATGTTGGAAAAATCAATATTTGCAAATTTTATGTTTGCGCTTTCCACATCAAGTTTTTTGGTATTTAGGTTTTCGATATCGGCGTTAACTGCCTTAAAATTTTCAACTGTTAAGCCTGCAAATTTGCTATAAGACTTTGCTACCGCTTTTACTGCTCTTTGTGCTACTTCTGCGGCAGAGTCGTCTGTTGGTGGCGCCGTAATGTTTCCGGTAATCCACGCTTTCCCGCCACTGACACGAATTTTTACTGTGTCACCTGTCTTACAATTAATCGCCATCTGTGCGGGGGTTTCATCTGCTCCACCGTCAATGTGGACATATGCCGTTTTTTCGTCAACCCGAAGGACTTTTGCAACTGTATCATATGCTTTTGTCTTGCTTTCTTTCATCGCCGAGGCAATCTCTTTTACAAATTCATTCAATACTTTCCACCTCTTCTTTCGTGCGGCAACCATGTTCTAGGGACAGTGATTGTGATGTTATTCTAAATTTCCCGGTAAGATTATGCCGTGGATAATTCAAAAAGACCACATCGCCCAAAAGAACATCCTCGAAAAATCTCCGGCTGTACTGTATTGTTCTGGCGGGGTTTTGCAATTCTTTTAGCTTTCTCACGGCGTATGCTGCTATGTTTTCCCCGGAAGATAATTCAACGCCTGTTTCCGATTTCCACACCTCTCTGCCACGGCTGACGGTTGATAAATAACTGTCCGGACTATCATCCCTTGCGATAGCCGCGCCGTAATCGTCATGTATTGCCATAAAACAGTTCGGTGTGTCATACCAATTAAATGTGTCTGTTACGTCACACTCCACGATGTCATTTGCGTTAATTCCCACTGTAAGACTGCTATTATTATCATTTGCGCAGATAACAATACTTCCATCGCCAAGTATTCGCATCCGCCAACCAATAGCATCTAAAATATGCAGTGCCATCGTGAGCCTTGTTTCCCCGTCTTCCGCAACGATGTTATCTGTAGTTATCGGCGATGTTCCCTCGACATACACGGGGGCAGGGATACAATCATTGAGCAGATTTTTAATCTGTTTTGCTCCGCTACCGGCTGGTGCGTAATACCCACGCGGCAGAATCACATCATCTGCCGGCTTGAGAACGGAATAGCAGTCAATATTGTAAGTCTCTCTCACACCATCAAGCTTTCTTTCCGGAAAGGCGGTCAGGCCAGTAAATAGTGCTACTTTTGCTCCTGACCCTCCCTGTTTAGCTTGCAGGTAAATGCGTACCCAGCACTCACTATCTGTTATCTTTTCTGTCATTGTGACGGAGGCAGATTCCCTTAAATCTGACGTGCTGTCCCGGTCAATACTTCCCTCAGTAAATTCAAACTCTTGACGGTCTGTCCACGTCTTGGGGTCAACCGTCGTTAAAATATATCTTGCCGAAAATCCTTTGCTCCAATCCATCACGCCACCTCATCAGGATGCTCTGCGCTCCATTGTTCTTCGGTTACGGCATCCAGCTCTTCCGAATCTACTTTTTTAATCGTTAGCGAGAAATCTGTCCGCGCTTTATTATCGTGGTCTTTTTTCTCCGACACCTGTATATCACAGGAAAAAGATGAGCCATCCGGTGTTCTAACGTGACATATTCCGGGATACGTTGCGAGCCGCCTCATCTGCTCAATCATTGTTGGTTCTGTCAGCGAGATACTTACTGCATCAATTTTTAAATCACGAGTGACTGCAGGGTTCCAGTCACCTTGTATGGAGCCACCGAGATAAATCGTCCTCTCGAAATCCTTATCCCATGAATTGTCGCAATCAATGTTGTATTGTATTTCGACAGATTCCCCATCAAAATCAATGATTGCCTTTTTATATTCGATAGAAAAATCGCTATACAACCACGCAAACGAGTTGTCTGACGTTATATAGTCACCGTTGGCAGTTTTATTTACAACTAGTATTCCGCCATGCTCATTTAATGCAGGGTATGGGTCGATATATTTTTGACCGTATGTTCCGTCCTCCAGAATCAGTTCTGGTCTATCTACGCTCATTCTATACAAATTAAATGTATCTCCATCAACATATGTACTTGGCTTACTAACAACAACGCTTGCTGTTTTATTATCCTCAATAATGTTTACAACAGCCGATGGTACTTCCGGCTGATGTTTCCATCTAACGACAAATGGAATATCTGTTGCCGCGGTATGATCGTAGATATCTGTAAATGTAACCTGTATGCTATATTCAGCACCATCATCCATCTGTCCAATTAAATCATCTATTTCAATCGTATAACTGTCAGTTTCGCTTCCTGTAAGGCTTGCAACAATTTCCCCTTCAAAATGTTGTTCTTTTAACCCATCCGGCCTAAGAATGTAGTAGTCTATATTTCTTAAAACCTTTATATCCGCTTCCCCAACAGACTCCCCAAAAGAAGGAGTTATCGTAAGAGGAAGTTGCTCTAAATAGTTTATTGTACCATCAGCTGTTGCACTTACATTTTCTCCTGATTCGGAAACAACATCACTGGTATTGTATGTCATTTTTTCACTAACTAAGTTAGTTGCAACATTCTCTATAGCTGGTTTTGCAACTATTTCAACGGGTACAGCGTCAGACCAGGCCCCCTCTTTGCCGCCGCTTGCTGTAACCATCGCCTTTAGATAATGAACCTCTCCTGTGTTCCACACCTTGTCTGGAAGACCGTTCGAAGCATAAATTTTATTAATATTTTCAATTGTTTCTGATAGTGTTTCCATTCCAGAGGACATCATCAATACAACGATGCTACCATCTGACTTTTTAACTATTTCACCATCAATTGATTCTGCGATCTTTATACTAGCTTTGCTATTTCCTGTGTATCCAACGCTGCAAATAACCGTATCGTCCATGGCAAGATAATTTTCTGACGTTGCAAGAGTAGGTGTTGTTGGCGTTTCGCTCAGAGATACGGAAACCGTATCAGACCAAGGAGATAACACTTCCTCATCCCCGGACGTATCCCGCAATCTTACGCGGAAATAATATGTTTTTGCCGATTCCAGGGACCCGATATGCCACGTTGTTTCCCTGTCCTCCACGTCATAAGTAGTTGGGGCATCCGTGCTAATCCATGCATCCTCATGGTCTGCCCACGCAACGGTAGCCGCATCCGCATTTTTCCACGACCAATCCCATGTTAGTTCCACGGTATCAGATGCCACCGCCATTGCAGTTATATTTTTCGGCGGGACTGCAATCTTTCTTGTTTCCGAATAAATCCACCCGGACTGCATGAGAGGGCTAAGTTTGTAGGTGATGCCAGACGCTCCGTTTTGAGGCGTGGAAGTTCCGGTGAAATTCTTGAGTGCAATCTGGTATTCAGCGCCAACGGAAACGTCTGGACACGCAACTGTGATTGTCCCCTCTTTGTCGGTAATCGCGATGATACCTTTTTCCTCATTGTCTATTTTCATCCAGATTGCTGTTTTAGCGTCAGGAACTTCCGTCTTTCGCTCAATACCATTGATGGTCAGTGTTGTTCTTGTTGCTGATACCGTATCAAATGACGGGGATTTTAAAGCCCCTCGTGCCGCTACTCGTGGTTCGGAATAGGAATATTTTTTATCGTGTGTACTTTGTACCCTTGTCCACATAATCTGGTCTTCCGCTATACCATCGTCCGTATTAAAATCTCCCGATACCGTACTATCATGATAAACAACTGTAACTCCTGTATTCCATGATGTACCGAAATACTTTTCGCCGATTTCTGGTATATCTATAGCATACTGCAATTCCATAGAATCTACGGGTCTGTCCTTTGGTTTGCTCTGTGTCCAGTTCGCCCACACATATCGGCTAGAAGAACCAATCGCTTTGCTTCCTGTTTTCTGAATAACCGGACGTTCAGGTATGCTGTAATAATGATATGCATATTTCCAATCCGAATCACCGGCAACACCCTTTGCTTTTACTCTCACAATTCGGCAATACGTGTTGCTTTGTGTCGGCGAACCATCTTCTGCGATTGACCACGAACCGGATGCCGCAGTATACGAAGCATTGCTAAATGTAGCTTTTGATATTTCGCCCTTATAATTCTTCATAATGGCTGTCTGTACCTGCGTCTTTGAAAAATGCTTTTTATCATTTGATGAACATTTTACTTCCCACGAAAACGTTCCTTTATTTGCTCCAGTACTATCTAATGCATAAGAAACCGATGGATTATTAGGCTTATCAATTATTCGTGTATGAGTAGAAGATGCAGCTGTGTAGTTGTATTTTTTATCGTTCGAGGATTTTCCTTTGATCTTAAATTCAATAGCATTTAGCCGCTTGGATGTAGAAGGATAATATTTAGCCTTATCAAGAGATACTGTCTTCTTCGTTGCCTTATGTCCTACGCTTATTTTTTTCCACTTACCCCATGTCCACTTAGTAGATCCGTTCTTCTTTGTACGCAAACGATACCAGAGCCATTGACCTGCCCCGTATCCTTTTGATGGTATTTTCCACTCAATCGTAAACTTTAAACCGTCTCTTGATATAGTCAGACCACTGGGAGCAGCAGATTTTTTACTTTTCTTTGCCATTATGCCATTTTCACCTGCCTTCTAAGCTCACTTGCCATTCTTCTTCCCCATTCTTCTGGGTTATCTGCACCGTTTACAGTTACGTTAATAGTTACATCGTTTTTCGTTCCCTGTGTTGCCTCTTTGATGTCGCTCATTAATCTGCTACGACCGTACAGCATCTCGTCTCCCGATTCTCCTGCTCCAAACAATGTGGCATCAGAAAATACATATGGACTTTCCATAGCCTTTTTATACCAGCTAATGTGGAATGATGGCAGAGAGCCTTTGCCGCCGATTCCGAATGGAGCCTTTCCGCCGGAAACACTCAGGTGTGGTAGGTTTAGGTGTGGAAGAGACCAGCTAAACTTCAAAGCGCTCTTAAATCGTCCAGGGAAGCTTTTTACAAGGGATACTGCCTTAGTAAATATGCTTTTAACAGTTGATGGTATCTTAGTAAATGCTCCCTTTACAGCCGATAAAATACCATTTCCCTTAAATGCCCCCTTGAATCCGTTTACAGCACTTTTAGCGGCAGCCTTTAAAAGAGAGGGAAGATTTTTGATTCCTTTGATTATGCCGGTAACAATGTTTTTGCCAAGCGACAGCCAGTTGAATGCCGTAAACACACTTACGATGGCTGTGATAATTTTCGGCAAATTGGCAATCAATAACGGAATAGCACGAACTAATCCCATTGCTAAATTCGTTATGATTGTTATTCCCGTTGCGAGGATTTTCGGTGCATTGTCGTTAATAATACCAGCTAAATTCGTTATGATTGTAGGCACATATGCAATCAGTACAGGTATGGAATTAATTAACCCTTGTGCAAGATTCTGGAGAAGCGTCAAGCCCGCATTTATCAAGGTTCCTGCATTGCTCCTCAGTGACTCCGTGAATTGCGTTAACATCGGAAGCGCCTGCCCCAAAAAAGTTGGGATGCCCTGAGTCAAGCCGCTAGCGATAGTCGTTAACAAATTAACTCCGACCGATGTAAATACATTTAGCCCCGTGGAAATCGTAGAGGCAAGATTATTTAACAGCTGGCCGACAGCAGTTGTAATACTGCCAGAATTTTGAGTAACGCTCGAAATCAACCCGTTTATGAGGTCGCCGCCGATTTTTGTCAGCCCCGGCAACTGACCACTAAAGTTGATCGCATCTTGCGCCAGCTTAGAAAGGGCGCCACTTATGCCGCCGGATTCCATCGCCTCAGCTAATCCACTAACCTCGCTTGTTACACCTTTGATAGCGCCACGGATAGTGCCCGAAAAAGTATTGTAAAAACCCAGTTCTAAGCCCTCTGTAGCACTAGATAGCAAGGTTATGTCGCCTTTTAGATTGTCTAGCTGTGTAGCCGCCTGTTGCGCCGCAGAGCCGGAAGAATCCTGTATTCCTTTCCAAAATTTTTGCACAGTCGCATCACTTGAGGCAGTCATTTTGTTAAATGCCTGTAAGCCTTGCGTTGTAAAAATTGTTGCAAGAGCATTGTTTTTTTGCTCCGCCGTCATACCTTGTAAGGAGCCATTAAGCTCGTCTACGAGGTCGTTAAAATCCTTTGCTTCGCCGTTTGATTTATAGGCGGATACCCCCAACTGGTCTAAAGCCTTTGATGCATTATCAGTCGGAGTATATAAGTCTGCCATTGCCCTATTTAACGCTGTGGACGCTTCAGAGCCTGTTACGTTCTGCTCTGCCAAGCGGAGCAAAGAAAGCGTGACACTGTCCGCCGCTTGACCGTAGTTTTTTGCTGTAGCAGCAGAACCGGAAAAAGCCTCTCCGAGTCCTCTTACATCCGTATTGGCAAGAGTAGCACCTTTTGCCATCAAATCGGCATAGTAAGATGCATTACTCATTGAGTCGCCAAAGCCTTTTACAGCTCCGGCAGTATATGAAGCCGATTCTTCCAGACTCATAGCACCGGCAGAGGCAAGATTAAGTACTGTCCCGATACCGCTAATCTGTTCGTCAGCCGACAAACCAGCTTGGGCAAGAATGTTCATGCCTTCCGCAGCTTCCGTTGCGGTGTACTTAGTAGTGCGCCCCATTTCCTCAGCCTTGGATTTGACATTCCCTATTTTGTCTACGGTTGTTCCCATTGTGGCCGCTACCTGAGACATTGCGCTGTCGAAACTCATCCCGGAGTCTATTGACGTTTTTGTAAATGCGGCGGCGGCGGCAGAACCAGCCGCCATAGCTGTTTTAGCCACTTTCCCGACTGTTTTAAATGCCCCGCCGATTTTTGATGTGGACGAGCTGGCGTTACCTTCTGCGTCTTTCAGCCCCTGCTTATATGCGGTGTCTTTGATTGCCAGAGTGACAAACAATTCCATCACATTCAATCACTCATCACCACCAATCCGGCTTTTTTAATGACGTCCGCGGCTATTTCTTCGCCAGTCTTTGTTGCTGTTTGCTTTTTATCGCTATTAATTAAATCAAAAAATGATACATAGAGATATTTCCCACCGAATGCCTGCGAAATGCTTTCGGTTACATATTTCAGCCCATCGGCCATGTATCGCTTGTAAATTAATTCCTCTGTATCGTCTAAAATCTTAGCCTTGACATACAACAAGAAGCCTTTTACGCTGTTGCCTCTGTATTCTCCTGCACATCGCCAGAGTGTTCGCCGGTTTCGCCTGTTGGCGCTGAGAAAAAAAGCTGACGTACCTCCGGCTCATTGACGAGGTCAACCATACCCTTGATAACATCCATTAATTTGTGCGTTTTCTTGTATTCCTCAACTGTCTGTAATTCAAACGCCGCTAAGATTCCGATTACGTCATCTTTGTGTGTTTTTAACAGTCTAGGGGCTGTTTTAGCGCCCCTGGCAAAGACTTTGATGTATTTCTCACCTTCCCGCGGCACAAGTTCCTGACACAGCTTAAGCGCGTCATCATCGTCTGCAATGTTTCCGATATGCTCAAGAGAATTCGCAATCGCTTCTAAACCCTGTTCTGCTGTTAATTCTGATAATTTCATGCTTTACCTCCTACGCCGCTTCGCCTGTTTTGATATAGACCTCGTAAGGTACTGTCTCTGCGTTCTTAATGCTGTAGTGCCCTGTGTATTCAAAATCAAAATTTCCTTTGGATTTATCATCTGATTTAATCTTAAAACCGCCTGTTGAGAGCGCATTCATAATTTTGATCGCAATAAATCCGGCGGAATCTCCGGAATTTTCGTCCGAATAGTCGCCAATCCACCAAATGTCCTTAAAATCTTCTGTCTTTAAATCCGTTCTTGGCGTCACCTTGTTTCCTGCCACGTCTGCCGCCGCCATAAAACTTTTAGCCTGTGTGGTATCCATAGTAACGGCTGTACCTGATAATTTTACTTCAATAGATTCGATTTCTTTGAGTTCCATCGTGTTTTTGGGTACGTTGTCAATATCTTCCCCGAAATCCGTAAAGGATGGTTCTGCGCTAAAGCTACAACCACCGCTGGTTGCCATGAGGATGTTAGTTGCTGTTATGGCGCCCGTTTCTGGCTCAAAAGCTGATACAATAATACCAGCGTTAATCTGTATTTTTTTAAAAAGGTCAGAAGGTACCTGTGTATACTTCATTTGCTCACCTCGTTAAATAGTTATAAATTGCATAGTTATTACTGTGTATCTGCGTACTATTGACGAGTCGGCCTCATCGACCAAAGGAGTCCACGGCTGGTCCTGCGACAGGAAAATAAATCCATCATCGCATTTTACCGTAGTGCCTCCTTGCAATCTGTCACTGATTTCTTTTGCTTTTTTGTTTGGGACTGCCTCAGATTCTGTGTGATACCAAATGTTTACAGTACTAGCGGCGGCCGCGCCTGTCCACCAGTTTGCTATAATCGGCTCATATGTGACAAAAGGGAAGGCGGTATCTTCCGGCACCCTGTTAGACGGATATGCAGTTATGCCGAAGGATGACCAAAATTGATACAGTGCCGCTGTCGGGGTCATGACGTTAACTCCCACTTCTCCGCCATGACCTGTGCTATGTCTAAATTAGACGACGCAGGGGTTTCTTTTTCTCCCGCATTTGATGTAACTCTAAAAATCTTTCCGTCTTTTGTTTTTAATACATCATGATAGCCTAGCTTTACTGTTTTAGCTGTAGTGATTGTATATGTTGCTGTTACACCCTCTTTTTCCGCCACTCTGGCAGACATGGAGGTGTCGCGGACAATGGCCGCCTGTATTTCTGCGCCTTCTACCCATTCGGTGATAAATCCACCCTCACCGTCGGAAGTGCGCTTTTTATCCATGAGTATGCAATCTTGTAAAAATTCATTGATTAAACTCATGCCATTTTCCTCCACGGATTCAAACGTGCCCTAAAGGCATCCTGCCATGTGTAAGTCTCGCCTTTACTGTTTGTTGCCCTACTGTACGAGTAGCCGCCAAATGACTCAGACTGATACGCCCCTAAATTGCCGTTTTTCGCCTGCCACTCGCTGATTTCGTCCACCAGTGATAAAAACGGTTTAGGGATAGCCAGTGGAACCACTACACCGTCAAATGTCTCCTCCTGTAACGGGGCAGCATCGCCTTTGTGATACTGATAAACCCCGTCATTAAATACGGAGCCGCTAATTAAATAATATTGCCCGTCCTGTAGCGGGAGGCGAATCGCGGTGCCAGAATAACGTAGGTCTTCGGCGTCTGTCGCTGCATCTATGTGCGTGTCAAAAAGCCATTCCCCGATTGTTATTTTGCCTGTGATTGCTGCCCCCTTTACCGGGAAGAAATTGTGAATGTGATTCATGATTTCATAAAGCACTCAATCAACCCCTTTTATTTTCCGCTCGAACTTGCTTTTGAAACGGTGCTTGATACTTCTGGGATAGTTTCTGTAGTTCCAACGGTGACTACGCAAATGCCGTCAAGGTATTCTGCCCACAGTTTCATGCCCATAATGGCGTATGTTTCGCCTGTGGCGTTTGTATAGTTGCCGCCTGCGTGGAATCCAATCAGATTTGTTTCGCCAGATGTCGTGTAGTCAAGTCCAAGCTTTTTGAAATCGCTGTCGCCGGGATCAATATAATATAAATCAATATTTTCCACCGGTGTTGCGATGACGGTTTTTGCCGGGATGTAGTCGTCAGGGAGGAGGAACAGTGTAGAGAAGCCAAAAAAATCTTTGATATACTGCAATCCAAACATTGTCTGTACGGTAATCTCTTTGTCCCCTAACCAGTCGTAAAAATCCATTACGTTTGCAAATCCTACGACTTCGGTTACGTTTCTGTTCATCCCTGCGAATTTATTGAGTACAGCACCTTTTGCGATTGCAAGCGCTTTCTGCCATTTTTTCTGTGTTCCTTTTAATGTTCCTGTTTTTAAAAACGTGTAAAAGTCTTTTAAAACCTTGTTCTGCAGCTCGACCATAAAGGCATCATCTGTCTTTTCAATTGCGACTGTTGCGCCCCATTTTGACACAGATTCAAGGGATAAAGATTTAGCGTATTTTTCTACGACAATATCTTCCCTTTTACTCTCTACGACTTTAAACTGTGTAAAAGGGATTGCCTCTCCCTCACCCACGCTTGCGCCGCCCTGTAAAGCCTCGTCCTTCATCTGCGCTTCATAGGTCACTAAGCTAGTGCCTGGCTCTTTTCTGATAGGCTTAAAGATTCCTAAGATAGTTCTTAATGCATCCCAATTTTTGTCAAATCTTGTTACAAAATCAATTTCTCTTGCTTTAAGAGCACTATCTGTGTTTAACACAGTGCTAGTGGTTACTCCTGCCATTGTTTACTCCTTTCAAAAACCAAAAAGTTCGTGATTTTCCGCAATCGCTTTCTGACGTTCGCCTGCATCTTTAATTTCCATGATTTCTTTCTTAGTCATTTTCCCCGGTTCTCCTCCCGGTGGGTTCGATACGTTAGCGCCCTGAGTCGTTTCGGTTGTAATATAATCGGCATACGCTTCTTTGATGCCTTTTTCTACCTCTGTTGCGTTCTCAAGTTTACCGTCAGTTCCGATTTTTAAATTATCAATAGTCTCTTTTGATGCTTTTAATGCGAGGCTAATTATCTTGCTAGACACGCCGGAATCCTCAAGCATCTTTTTGTATGCAGCTTCTTTTGCATTGTAGGATGCTTTCTTGTCCTGTTCGGCTTTGTAGCTCTCAAAGCCTGCGTGTTCCTTCTCGTACTTGCCTTTCCAATCGTCCTTTTCGTAGTCCTCCAATTTCTTCTGGAGGTCTGGAACTTTCTCCGCATCCTCTTTGTATTTACCAATCTTATCCTTGAGACCCGTAACGGTTGCGGAATGTTCTTCGATGATCGCGGAAATCTGTTCGTCTGTAAGTGTCATGCTCTTTAAAAAAGCCCTTGTTAATGCCATTTGATTACTCCTTTTCTTTGAGGGATTTCTTTCCCTAAATGACTTTATATGTAAATCACAGTACTTCGTGATTACTTTCTAAATGTTTTTGCGGCTTTGAGGGATTTTGCTCCAAATTTGCCGTCAATTTTTAATTTACATTTCGACTGGAAAATGCTAACCGCATCTTCCGTCTTTTCGCCGTATTTGCCGTCAGTATCTAATTTCGAGCCGATAGCCCAGTTTAAAAATTTCTGTAATTTTTCAATTTCCCCTCTTGCGCCTTTTAACACTGTAATACCGTCTAAAAACGCATAGTAGCCGCGTGACGGCAATTTAGGGAATTTCCCAGTGTATTTAACCTCTTTCGTTGTTTCTTCCTTCTGCTCCACCGCTGGGAAGTCATGATACAAAATATTTAAATCAAAATTTCCGCCGTTGCCGGTTGAAACCTTAGTCGGAAATACGCCAGAGCTGGTATACTGCCACATCATGAGGTTAGGCACGCTTGCAGGCTTGTAAGATTTGTTTGGTGTCGCTTTAAACGCCATGCGGTTATAGCCTTTGTAATAACGTGCAATCCACCAGTTTTTACAGTTAACTTTGCTTTTATCAATATGCTCCGCAAAGTATGATTTACCAGTGTAAACGCCAAATTTATACCCTCTTGACTCAACGACAGTCTGTGCCGCATTGAGGATTGATGCAATCATGCCTTTTGTCAGCTTAGCCTGCACTTTGTCCTCAATATCAAACCAGACGCCGTATTTAAAATGCTTTTTGCTGACTTTGTCGAGGATGTCGCACACAAGCTCCATGTCTGACTTAGCTTTTGCTACTGTGGTTGCATATGTGTAGTTATATACGCCCCATGGGATACCTAACTCCTCACACTTTTTATAGTTCTCTTCAAATTTTTTATCTTTACCCAAATCCTTGCGGATAATCTTAATGATCGCACCATCACAACCGTATTTCTTTACTTTCTTCCAGTCGATTGTGCCGTTATATACCGACACGTCAATAATTTTCCTCTGCGTCATTTCCTCATCCTTTCCATCTCAGCACATATAAAATCTTCTGATTTCCGTTGATGACTCTGTGTATCTTTTTGTATGTTCCACCTGCTTTTTTAGTGTTAGTGCTAGCCTTTCCAGCATCCCACCAGACCATTTTGTTCCTCTCGTTTATTCCTGCGAAAATATTGGTATGCAGGCGGTAAAAGCAAATATCTCCCGGTTTTAATTTGTTTTTATAATCCTGGGGTAATTTATTTACTTTTATCAATCTATATCGTTTTGATATAGCCGTTCTTGTTCCTGCGCCCTTATAGACAACTGTTCCGTTTCTGTTGCAATAAAACAGTTGTCCCGGTTTGAGGATGCCTAATTGCTGCAGGCAATAGCATACGTATGACGCACAATTACTTACTTTTTTCTTCTTTGCGCCCGCCCAGCTATTCGCCACGTCCTGCGAGTATTTAAACTTTTTATCAGTAAAATACTCCGCCGTTTCCTTTGCCTTGACGAGCAAAGACAATCTGTCCATTATCCCATCGCTCCTTTTAATTCGTCCGCAATGATTGCTGTGTATTCTTTTGCGTAATTTGCCGCCGCCGGTTTTAAATACGGTTGTGCTCTCTGACCGTTTGTGATATGCCATTGTCCCTTATCATCCTGATAAGTCCATGGGGTCTTTCGTCCTCCCTTGTAATACACGCCAGTTCCTAACTCTACATAGGCGGCATATTCTTCATTACTCCCGATTATCTCTGTGAGATTCTCCAAGTCAGTCTGGTGCGTAATGCTATTTCTCAACGTGCCCGTATCGACCGGGCAAAGGTCTTTAGCGTGCCCTTCCGCGGCGGCTCCTGCCTGTTCTAACGCTCTTGCAAGTGCCATGGTGGTCTTTAAAATTACTTCGTCCACGTGGCTCACAACATCAATATCCGCCATTATATTCGCCCTCCTTGCGTTGCTAACCATTCGTAGTAGGTCATGTCTTCTACGACTTCGTTTCTGCCTGTTTCCAGATTTTTGACACGTATCATTCGCGGTTGTGACAGTTCGGCGGGTAGCGCAGTTCGTTGCGTGCATCGACAGTTATAAACTTCCGCCGGGATTCCGCTTGGGTCTCCCGGATACATAAGGCCGTTTGAGTACGCCATGTTAAACGGTACTTCCTCACCGTCTAATGCTCTGTGACTGTCTCGTGTCCTCAGGTCCTTTGTTGCCGTCCAGTGTTTAACTACATCAATTCCCATCTGGTAGGCTTCCTCGTATGCCGCCTGCCTGCCCCCATTCTGCGCCCCTGTGAACGCTGTGCGGGCGTTTCTAATTGCGGCAGTATGATTCATGACCGTAACGTCCTGAAATCGCCCTGCGAGCTTTCCTATGCTGTCGCCCTGTAAAATCCCTTGCAGTAGTGCGTTTTGCAATTTTTTCTTGTTCCACCGAATATCCTTGCTTTTTAAAACTCTCCGGGGTGGAAGAATCTTCTGCTTTCTGACTATCAGCCGTTTAACTGTGTGTTCGTCAACTAAATTAAATGCAATATCTCCAATCTCTTTTATCTGTTTGTCAGACGCAAGAGATTTAATCATGTATGCTTCAAAGTTATGGTTGAGGGCAATGACAAGTGGGGTCTTCTCATTGATGTATGCCGCGGCAATCTGGTTTGATTCTGTAAGCCGCTGTGCCATGTCCTCGCGTAGTGCTTCCCACCTCTGCCCTCTGCCATACTGATTCATCAGCCATGCTTCAAATTCTTTCTTAGTGTACTTCCCTGCCTGGTATGCCGCATATTCTTTAGCGTATCGCCCAGAAAACTGTTTAAAATAGTTTCTCGCTTTGCTGTCAAGTTCTTTTTCGGCCTGCTTATATACGTATGCTAACCGTTTTTCTAACTTTTGTAGCTCCTGATCTGTCCACTTGTCGGATGGATACATGGTTATTCATCCCCTTCTGGGTTATCTTCTGGCATATCTGGTTCAGGTGGCTCTGTGTAGCGGTTATATGATTCTTCGTCCAACTTTGCAAGGATGTCCGGCACTTCCTCTGGTGCGACAAATGGTAATTTTTTCAGGATGGTTTCTTCATCCAGATAATTTGCCGCCTCAAGAATCATATCTGTACGCTCTTTCTCGTTACTGATTCTGTTCCGCTTAAATTGCGGCTCGTCGTCAATCCCTGCGAGCTCCAGAATCTTCTCGATCGCATCGCCTACGAAGTACTCAAAATCATCTGCGTTGTCGTCTAGCGGCTGATATGCCGCGTCGATATGGTCATTTGTTGCTCCGGCGGCTATGGCGTGTACGTCCAGCGCCCCGAAGTCCTCATAAATTTCTGACCGCATCTGCGTGAGAAACTCTTTTCTGGCGGTATATGGTGGCTCTTGCGTGTATGCCTGTACCTGCCCTTCCTCAGCCTTTGCGATGTGCTGAAATTTGAGCCGGTCTCTAAACTCTGCTAACTCATCGTCTGTCATACCGTCAGCATTAGAAATTAGCCAGTACATCTGTGCACAGTCGTCTAAATCATTGGCAAAACCACTTTGCACCGCGTCGTAGGCATCAATTTTCGACTGCATCCCCCTCAGGGTACTTATATGCCTTTTGTTACCAAACATTGGCACAATAGGGAGACTGCTATAATTTTCTTCTCCGATAATTTCGGGTTCCAAATTGTTCGCAACCTCGACTCTTTGTCTGTATGCCCGCTTGGGAGCGGTCTCTTTTAATTCCCCAAATTTACTTTCTGCGCTGTAGGTTGTGTAGCCATCTACCTCGTACAGCACGACCTTAAACGGTTTTTGTTCGTCCAGTTGCCAGAATCTTATGCCTGCCATCAACGCTCCTGTGTCCTCGTCCCACATCGGAGCAAATTGCGTAAGGGGAAATTCGTGCACGTGGTCCACATTCCAAAACAAGAAGGACTGCCCATGGATTAATGCGTTGTAAGCCGCCTCTTTGATTCTCCTGTCAAACTGTTTGCCCAGTTTATCCTTGACACCCATGTCATTAAAAAAGACGCCGTTTCCTAGGCTGTACGAACAGCGTTGTGTATTTAATTTGTGAAAAAAATTAGAGCATATCTGTGCGCTAGACGAAAAATTATCTATCTTTTTTTGACCTAGCAGAGTGTAATAAACACGCTGGAATTTCAAGATAGTCTCGTTTTCCTGCGCGTCATACTTGTCCGCTTTTAACGCCTCTTTGTATGCTCCTGTGCTCTCGTGGAATTTTATAAACTGATTTATAAATTGCCCTTTGTCTTTTGCGGCAACGAAATCTTGATATGATAGATACATTGTTATCACCCTAGAATTGATTTGTATTGTCTTGTTCGGCTGCGCTTGACGAGTTTTAATGTTTTCACAAGATACCTGATAGCGTCCATTGCGTGGTCTGACTGTTTTATAACTGCATCCCTGCCTTTGTCGGCCGCTGTTGGGTCCCATGCATAGATGCCAAATTCCTCGATCGTGTGTGTGCAAGACGGGTCAAACGATAATTTGTCTTGTGTTAACATTGTCTCAACGTCTGCTATCCCGTCGTTAACAGTGTTATCCGCCTTTTTGACCTTATGTCCTCTACTGCGTAACTCTACGATGAGAGCGGCGGCGGATGGGTCAACAATGACTAAATCATCTTTCTGCCCGTTTAGTGTGTCCTCTAGTCCTTTTACTAGCTCACTGACTGGCTTCATGCGGTTGTTCTCTCTGCCAGAATAGTAGTATTCTTTTATGCAGTGCCAGTTGCCGGTATCCACCTTTTTTTGCCAGACGAGGAATACGGTAGCATTTTGCATACCAAAATCGCTGCTAACAATTATCTCTCCGCTGGTCTTTGCTTTACAGACGTGCCTTTCCTCCGAAAACATATCATATACAAGGCCTTCTGCTACTGCCCAGTTGCCCAGTATGTAGCGTTGATACCTGTGTGTCCCTGAGTACTCTTTTATTAGCTCGTCTACTACCGCCGGAGGCAGGCAGCCATCATGTATGTTGTAAGCCTGTTGAAATATATCGGCATCAGAATCCAAAAAGCCTTTGAACCAGTGTTTCGGCCCCGCCGGATTGCAAGTGCCATCAAAATGACTGTGTGACGTTCTAAGACGAGATTTCAACATTTCGAAAACTTCTTGATTCCATGTTGTTACTTCATCGCCGTAAGCATACTCAATCGTTGCTCCCTGTATCCTTGCAACGTGTTTCTTATTGTCAGCACCTAATGCATATACCTTTTTGCCAAATAGCTGCACTGTATTGTCACTGCGTATCTCGCCAACTAGCTCTTCACCCCATATCTCTCGCATAGGGTCAAGTATGTTACGTTGTAGTGTGCCGCGGGTGTTTCCCAACATCACAGCAAGCCCTAATCCTTTTAGGTGTGTCAGGCGTTGAGGAATTACGATCGCGTAGTCAACAAAGGATTTCCCGGAGCCTGTTGCCCCGGTCTTTACGTTCCAACGGTGGTTACAGCCTTGCAGGTATTCTGCCTGCTTGCTAGTCAATGGCACTATCGACACCCCCAAGGATTTCAATAGCTTTCGCCAGTGCTTTATCGATTGCGCTCTCTGACTGTGGTTTGTCTCGCCACTGTTCTGGTTTTCTATTCTTTAGCCAAAATATCTGTGCTGTTGTATCCGGTACGACGTGCTTTTTCGTAACCTTTCGTTCCGTCATTACTCCGTCTTCGTATTTTTCGCTTATTTCTTCATAACTGTATCCTAACGCTCGCTGCAACAGGCTTTTTTCTACCTGTCTGTCCACAACGTCTTTTCCTTTTTTTAAGGACTCGGCTAAAATTGGGAATTTTTTCTTCCATGTGTACAAAGTGTCTGGATTTATACCGATGTTTGCCGCAATTTCTTTGTCTGTGCATCCATCTCGTGCCCATCCCTCTATTTTTAGTAACCCTTCTTGGGTTATCCAGTCCTGATATTTATTTATCCCATTTGGGGCCACCTCCTAAATACAACCATAACCCCGTAATGGATTTTTTACGGGGTTATATGAAAGGAAAGAAAATATGAAAAAAATCGTTTACGCCAGTTGCATAATGCAACCAAATACAAGTATAAGGAATTGCACCTTAACAGCCGCCGGGGTAAGACCAATAAGCGGCTGGTCTCTAAACACTTGTAGACCCCGCAACCTGTATGGGACGTAAGGCACCGTGGGATAGGTGTCTTACGCGCTCTCTTTTGCGCGGGATGAGAGCTGATTCTTTTACCACAAGATAGAGGAGATTATATCTCACAAAAAGTTACCAGTACTCGTCCGTACAAGTGTATTGTACGACATTTTTTAAGCCACGTTAGACAAACATAAAAAGAGAGGAAAATAATTCCCCTCTCTTTAATATCCTGCGTATTTCCCAGCCAAATTGGCGAAAGCACTAAGCCATCTGCGTATAGTCATTTCTGCATATCCAAGCTTATCCGCCGTCCCTGCTATCGTGTATCTATCCTCAAAATATACCAGCTGTACAGCTTTCATTCTGTCCTCGCCATTGTCCATCCCCTCTGTCTGCTTTATCGCCTTGTTAATAGCATACATCCATAGGGCTGACTGGGCTGTATTTTCTGCAATTAACTTATCTGGGTACTTTTTTACTTGTTTGACTGCGTGCCCGTACCAGTCGTGTTTCGGATTACTCATTTTTTATCCTTTCTGCAATAGCTCTTATTACATTTACAGTTACGCCGTTTCCTGCTTGCTTATATAATTGACTATCAGAATTAACAAACTCTGCTTTTTCAAAATAGTCATCCGTCCATCCTTGCAGCCTGAAACATTCTTTCGGTGTCAGTTTCCTGATTGCTATGTAGCATTGATATTTTTCATACCAGACCGCATATACGGTCAACTCTTCTGAAACTTGCACAAAAATCCCTTGATTGCAACTGGTATCTAATGTATTTGCAACATCACGTCCAACTCGCCCTCTTCTTGTTTTACTTCCTGGAACTGATAAATTCACGCTATCAATGCCTACTCTACACTCGGAATAGCCTTGCTTTGTTGCTTCGGCTACTTTTATGCAGACATTAGGTTCGTTTCCATGCGATTGGCTTCTAAGTGTTGGTACTTCACCCTTAGGGGCAACACGTTTCGCTTTTCTGCCCTGCGGATTAATAACTCCAATCAGTTTGATTGTCACTCCGTGTCTATCCTGTCCAGTAAGTGTAAACATCGGCTCACCATCTTCTTTGAGCCTTCTTCCGTTCTGACGTTTCTCTGCCCTGTCTGGTGTTAAGACTGGAATTGCAATACCACTATTTTGCGCTTTATACGTTCCGCATCCTTTTTGGTATCTCGCTTGCAAGCATCTAGCAACGCTAGTTGTTTCTGTTCCACTATTGCACAAATCTATAAAACACGGCAATGCTACATGATGCCCTCGCCCACCACCTTGACCAGTATCAAGAGTTTCTGTAATTCCATCGGGTGCAAATACCTGCGTATTTCTTCTGTAACCGTCCCTGTGACCTATTATTTGAATACTATCTTCTCTGTCTGCTCTTTCGACAGGAAATACTTCTGCGGAGCCTCTGCCTCTAAGATGCCCGATAATGAAACATCTTTCTCTGTTCTGTGGCACTCCGAAATCTTTGGAGTTGAGCACCTGCCATTCTGCATCATACCCCCCCTGCTCCATTTCAATGAGCAGCCTGGCGAAATCCCATCCTCCATTAACACTAAGCAAATTCTTAACGTTCTCAATGAAAAGGTAAGTGGGTCTATTTTCTTCTTCGAGTTGTCCGATAAGGTACATAACTCTGAAAAACAAGCTTGAACGGTTCCCTTGAAATCCAAGCTGTTTTCCTGCGACGGAGATGTCTTGACATGGGAATCCGAAGCACCAGCAATCTGCTTTTGGAATGTCTCCGGCATATACTCTTCTAATGTCATTTGCGTACCATTCTCCATTTCTGTATTCCTCCTTCAATATTTCTTTTCTCCGTTGTTTTAAAGGCATTTCATTTAAACGTTCTCTTTGCTCTAATGTAAGCAGGTGCATTGATGTGTAACTTGCGGTTGCAAATTTATCGAATTCGCAAAACCCGACGCATTCATGCCCCGCTAATTCCATGCCTCTGCGGAACCCTCCGATTCCGGCAAAAAAATCAATAAACTTCATTTTTCTTTCCTCTTATATATGCTCATGTGGTTTGACCGGTTCCCGGTGTTTTTCAACTTCCTGCTCAATCAATCGGTTATACTGCTCCACAAATTCGTCCTCGCTTATTTCACCCTGCATAAATTTTTCTGATATGCTCACGTAGGTGTTTATTGGTATCCTTTTCAGTCGGTTACACCGCTTCGTAAACTCCTCATCACTTATTTCATCTTTTATGTATTGCTGTGATAAACCCATATATGTATCCGGTTCGATTGTATTATCACTCATCTATGCCTCCAATCTAATTTCTGTCCACACCAAGAACAATATTGAATACTCTGAATCTCCACTTCATTTGGTGTGTCCGTTAAACCATGGCAAATCGGGCACTCACATACAAATTCATCACCTGTGAATCTTTCAATCGGTTTTACTGGTTTAAGATGTCTTTTCAGCAGTTCCACCACTTCTTTGCATTGTTCTTCGTTTTCGCAACTAATAACAACATCATTGCTATCATCATATTCGCTAAATGTTCCATCTTCATTCTGAATAAGCATAATTCCTTTATCTGACATTTTTCATTCTCCTTTTATATGTACTCATGCGGCTCAAACGGTTCTGCGTGTTTTTCCGCATCCCTATTAATTAACCTGTTGTATCTCTCTACATACTCCTTTTCGTTTATCTCTCCACTTTCAAACATACGTGCTAAGTCTTCATAGGTCGCTTACTACCTTTCCTCCTCTTGTTTTATATATTTTGCATTTCTAAATTCAATAATTTCCAGTGGGTCAAAGTATTCTTTGCACTTCGGACATCTCGGAAGCAGATTTTTTCTATACGATTCTTCCATCTCGCGAAACACCCTGCTCTTACGCATTCTTTTTAGCTCTTTATTTGCTTCTTCCGAATAAACTTTTACTTTTCTTTTTAATCGATCGGTTTCTTCTCTTAGTTGCTCATGATATCTTGCGATTGACAGCATTGCCTCAAATGGATCCACAACCGCTCCGCAATCTCTACACATAATAATTCGATTTTCAACACTAAGCTCATAATGTGGAGGATTGCATGTGCATATCTTCTTCATTCCTTTATTGATTCTTAATAAGTCAAAGTTTACAGGTTTTTCCTTATCCATCCTTATTCTCCCTTCTCGTACATCCCGCAACTAGATATCGGTTTGTATATATATCCACTTCCGGTGGCTCTTTTTATTCCTCTTTTCTTAGTTGTTCTAAATCGTTATAGTCAACCATTCGCTCATACAAAACTGTTTCCCCACTATCCATTTTCACTTCAATAGCTAGCGGTTTCCCTTTTAACTCTCCGTCAACAGTAATAAACGCAGCGCCGACAATAGCAACGGGTTTTTGTGCTGCTTTCCATTCCACTTTTTCTTCTACCATCATTTTCTTCCCTTTCCCCTCCGGAATAAATCCGGAGGAATCAATGGCATATAGCTCCTCATGGAGCGGTTAACGTGTTACTGTAATGTGCATCTATCCTTAACCCCGGAGGGTGTCCAGCTGTTTTATGTAGTTAAACGGCATTTTATTGACCAGTAGGCAGTTTTTACATACATTTCCTACATCGAAAATGCATCCATCGCAATATACGTGTTCGATGCAATATTTTTCGAGAGTCTCCGCCGCTTTTCTTGCTTCTGAATCTCCTGTTTTCTTCATTACGCCACCTCCCTGATTGTGATGCCATACCGTTCAAGCATCAGCTTTCTCTTGATGATATATTCCGGATTTTTTCTTGTACGTGGAGATTTTACGTCCTCGACAATAATCTTGCCTTCATTGTCTGTGTAGCGGAAATCTGCTGTATATGATACGGGACGTTCTGTAGTGCCATCCTCTCGCTTCTGGCTGCCTACAAGGATATACTTCGGCTGCCTTTCTAATCCTGCGATTTCTCCTGCCTCCTGCAACGCTACAAGTTCTAAATAGCGATGCATTTCTTTTTTGCTGTCAAACTTCCCATATTTCGTAAAAATCTTTTTATTTCTAAATTTGTTCACAGGTAATTCCTCCCAAATGTTTTGATAAATTCTTCCCTCGTTCCGTTGTTCTCCTCCCAATACTTCTGCGCCAGCTCCTTGAGATACCTGTCTAGTGGTCCGTTGGGATTACGGTGTACTGCCTCGCCGCCGTTGGTATGATGGCTCAGACACAAATAAACTGTAAAACCGTACTTTTCTGATTGTTTTCTATTACTTCTTCCGTACAAGACATGATGTCTATGTAAATTTCTAGTTGTTTTACAAAAGAAGCACTCTTTCTCTTTCTGTAGTACGCTATTCATCGTCAGAATCCTCGCTTGCGAAATGATATTCCATCAAATCAGCAATCATTAAGTATTCCTTTGCTATTTTTCCGCTTCGTGTTTCTTTTACCTGTTTTCTAAATCCTTCTAAATCTCCATGAAAGCATCCGCAATTAACCATTATTTTTTTATTTTTGCCCCTGTAAAAAGTTGTGCAGCGGAATTCTGTTCCGAAGCCCTGTATTAGTGTATAATCTGCATCGCCGGAAACCCATGCATCGCCGCAAACCCTTGCGTTGCCGTAAACCCATGCATCGCCGGAAACCCATGCATCGCCGGAAACCCATGCATCGCCGGAAACCCTTGCGTTGCCGAAAACCCTTGCGTTGCCGTAAACCCTTGCATCGCCGCAAACCCTTGCATCGCCGGAAACCCATGCGTTGCCGTAAACCCATGCGTTGCCGTCTTGCGATACATTTCCCTCTTTCTCCACATATCCTCCAAGTTCTCCGGCTTTCACGTCTCCGAATTCAACCAGCGCTTTAATTCTAAATAATTTTTTTCCAGCTGCGTTTGTAATAGACTCTGTTGTTAATTCAAATTTTTTCATTTTTCTTCTTCCTTTCTTGGTTTCCATTTTCCTAGTATTTGTTCCAGTTCTCTTGGTGTTAGCGTTTCAATTCCTAAATCTTCCGCTTCCTGTATCGTTCCTTTGATTAGTTCACTCATTTCCCGACTGTCGTAGGTGTGCGAGCCTCGCATGAGCCTGTAAAATACTACCTCTTTGCCTTTTTCTAGTCGCCGTCCTATCGCAACTGTGTGAACGTCCTCTTTTTTGTACATGATGTCGGTTGGAACGTTAGTTTTTAAAACTGCTATGTCTCCTTTTATCAGCTCCGGCTGTCCATATCTGCCTATCATCAAATTTTTGGCTTCTGCCTTACTCGTGCCGACTTTCTCCGCTATCTTGGTGATCAGGACGTGGAAATAGGCATTTGCTGACAAGCTTCTTTTCTTGCGGAACGGTTTAATTATTATGGACAACTTTTCCAACTTTTTCAGTTCGTCCACGCCCTTTATAAACCGCTCCGCCTCGTTGATTTCCAGGGTAACTGTTATCTTTTTGCTAAAATAATCCACCGCTAAGTTTTTTATTTTTCCAGTTAAATCCATGCTATTTCAGTCCTAATTCCTTCATGGCTTCAGCGTATTGTTGCTGTGTCGTCTGATACAGTGATTTTAAACTTCTTTGACTTGCCCATTCTTTAATTTGAGCTTCCGTCATTCCCTTTTTTTGCATCAGATCATAGAGCCGTTTTGCTTCTTTCTCTGTGACAACCTCGTTGCGTTTATATTCGTCTGTATCTGCATCTTTGGAATCGTCCAGAAGAAACAAGCTATTTAAAGCGTATTTCCTCGCGTAGCTCGATGCTGACCCGGTAACTTGTGCCGCATCCATCTTTTTTTTGCTTTCCTCCTCCCTAGCGTATGCTGTAGTGCAAAAACTGCCATCGCTCTCTATGTCTTTTAAAATTGCTGTCGACTTTATGTAAAATCGATTGCCCAGCATAATAATTTCGTCGTTTACAGCTAATATTAAGCCTTCTCTGTCCAATAAAGGCTTTACTGCCTCGTAGATGTCCTCTAAGCTCCTGTAGCTATAGCCGCCATACTCACTGTATTTACTCTTGGGTACCTTTAATTCTGTCTGAATTTTCTGCAACTTTTTGTGAATATCTCCCATCTTTTTTACCTCACAATCACGCTCTTTGAGGTCTCAATGTGCGCTCCTGCGACCTCTTTCCCGGCTTTAATCGCCTTTTTAATCGCTGTCTTGTCCGCCTGTGGCTCTGGAATTCTGATGTATTCCTCTGCCAGGCTGTCCAAATCGTCAATAGCCACAGACTCGCTGCTCTTGTAGAATACGCTAACTCTTGCCGTCTTGAGCTTTTCGCCATCAAGAGCATGGGACAGATAGTCCTTGCACCTCTGTGCGGCATTCTCACAACTTCTGCGGCGTTTCGCAAGCTTTTCTTCCTCCTCTTTGATTGCCTTTGCTTCTGCGGCATAATTCTTTACCGCCAGTGCGATTCCCTCCACCTTTTTGTCTCTCTCAATGTTGAGAGTCTCAAGTTTTTCAAGGTCAATAATTTCTCCTGTCTCCTCGTCTATGCAATCCATGATCGCACTGTCAATCTCGTATAGTGTCATTGCTCTAATTCCTCCTCATATCTCTCGTATTCGTTGTAACTTGCCGCACCTCGTTTGATTGCTTTGTGTGCTGTTCTACACTCATATTCCGCCTCAAGGTGCTGTGCTTTTAAGTACTCTCTAGCCGGGTCAAATCCTCGTTCCATTTCCTGTCTCCCATGCCTCTTTAATAGCCTTGCTCAGTTCGTTGTAACCTCTGGCGTATGCCTCTATCTTTTTCATGTTGTCGCTTCTTTCAACGCCCAGTCTAAACAGCTCAAGCAACCCCTGTGCTACCTCTTTGTCTTTAACGGTAATCGTGACTTCTGCCGGGATTACTCCTTTCCCTGTCACTTCGTTGTCGTATTCCTTCGCCGGAAATCCGGTTGCATTAATCATCGTATCCATAACCTAGCCTCTCTTTCTTTCCTGCTATCCAATCCCCCAACGCTCCACTACATTGTTCCGGGGTATAATTTTTATTATCCTGTTCTAACCGTCCAACTATTTCTCCCAGTGTGGGTAGTTCTGGTACTGTTTCTTTTTGCTCTATCGCTCCCGCCGCTCTTATCATTTCTTTGAGTTTCGGCGGGTACTTGTCTATCTCCTTTTGTGCTTCTAACGCCGCTCTGTAGCTTCTGAGGAAATTTGAGTGTATGACCGTCTGAAAGTCCGCTGAATCTACTACCGCCCAGTCATGGAGCGTCTGTGGCGTTCCTACCGCCTTTTGCAACGTAGGGGGCAGTTTGTCAAATTCTTCTCTGTAGCCGTAAATCCCATTACTGCATGCCTTTGCAACTGTTGCCCACGCTTCCTGCTCACTCAGGTAGCTGCTTTCTGCCTTGAGCTTACTGGCGCACTCCAAAATATCTGCTGGCGTTGGTGGAAACTTTCCGGTCGTCATGTACATCTGTGCTGCTACGCTTATTGTCTGGTAGTCGTTATTTTTGCCTACCAAGCGGTACCACATGTCTAACGCCTGTTCGTTGGGAACAAATCCCGGAGCCGTGTAAACAGTCTTTAGCGCAGCCACAATTTTAGAAAACTCCGAAATCGTCATACATTCCGCCTCCCTCCTGTTCTTTCTGTGCCGCCCAGTGCTGTATATCTCCGTACAGTCGGTCGTTAATGTTCTTCGTGCTGTCGTTACCTGTTTTCAACTCAAAGAATCCTAACCACTCCTTGTCCAATGACTGGTCTATGATTTTTTTCATCGTTCCCAAATCTCCGCCGGACAGCTCGTGTAATTTTTTGAGCAAAGCTTTCAAGGCTCTGTCTGTTCTTACTGGCTTTCTGATTTTCTTACGCATAGCAAGGAATTCCAAAAACTTACAGTTAAGTTCTTCGTCCTCGAAATACTGTTCCGGTTCTTTCTTTGCGCGCGCACTCTCTTTTATTCCTTTAGTACTTGATTCCTTAAGTATTTTATTATTTAAGTATTTTATTCCTTTAGTATTTAATTGCGTTGGATTTTCCTGTATAGGTTTTTCCTGTGTTGGATTTTCCAATATAGGCTTTTCCTCTTTAGGTTCTTCCAATACAGGTTTTTCCTGTGTTGGCTTTTCGTAAATGTCGTAAACTGTGCCGCTTACCTGTCCTTTTCCGTTTCTCTCACGAGTCACTTTCAGGTATCCGAACGTTTTTAACTCTTCTAACGCGGCTCTTACGCCGTCCACGCCGTCTTTATTCAAATTTGCCAGTCCCTTAACTGTAAATTCCCAGTCTTCCGGTAAACTAAGCATAAGACTCAGTAAGCCTTTTGCTTTTAAAGACATACCCTTTTCTCTAAAATGGTAATTCGACATAACGGTGTAGTCTGTCGTTTTATTTATCCTCATTATTGCCATATGCCCACCTCCTATCTTGACAAATCGTCAAGTCTTTTGTAAAATCTAATTATGTTTTATTTGGCAAGAGCCTAGTGGTAAGGTTCTTCCTTTTTTACCTCGTGTTCTACGCCGTCTTTATCTATGTAGAACACTTTGTCATACTCTACGCCCTGCTGTCGTCCTAAAAGGGTGTAGAGTAGTCTAGCAACATACTCTGGTCTCGGAGGTTCATTCATTTTTTATTCACCCCCTAACATCACGAAAAAATTATAATTGCTATAATCTTTTCCGGCGGTATGTGTTACCACACCAACCCAACTGGACGAGATCCAGATAACCAACGCTACTGACATGATGGTCAGTAAATTGTACATAACCTTCATTTTTTTACCCCTCTCTTTTCGTAAGTTCCTGACGTTGCAAGAATTTATTAATAAAATATTGCTGTCCTTTACCCGTGACTTTAGTTGTCTTGGTGATGATATTTTCACCCGCTCCGTTAATGTAGGAGCCTTCCTTGATTTCAAACAATCCAAGCTCCATACCTTTCTGGGTTGGCATGTTTCTGCCTGACCCACGTTTGAGTAGAAATCCATTTTCACGCATCCAAGAAAACAATCTTCGTTGTCCGATTTCGATGCCATTCTGTTTTAACAGCTTCGCAAGCTCACCAATCAAAATTGAGGTCTGACTTGCTGAAACGGCATCTGCAAACACTTCTTTCGGTCGCATACGCTCAACGTTTTCAAGCAAAACTGCATTGTCAGCTTTTAAAGATTCGATGGTTTTGTCAGCCATTCTTAAGGCTCTAGCAAAAACTTGTTCCGGCGTGTTCCATGCTTTTTCTAAGTCGAGAAAATATTGTCTGTAAAATCTGCCTTTTTCCGAACGTTGAATCATGCAAATCTGTTTCGCCATATCAACAGAAATGATGTGTTCTATGATTCTTCCGCCGTTTTCTAAATTTTTAGAAAACGTTGTATAGTCTATATTTTCAGTAAAGCCATACGCCGACATATTTTTAAACCAATCGGCATATTTGCTCTTGATTCCCAAACCCTCATGCAAATCCCTTGCGGAAACAGTCGGCTGCTCCGCATCATAGTTGACAGAAATTAAATTTTCCATCTAGTCACCTTCTTTCTGTTCTTCGCATTCCTGCTTCTTATTGCTTGCCATTGCTTCGCCCATACCAAGTAAGTAGCCTTTATTAAATTCAGACATATTAGGAATGGCTTTTGTTATAGCTTCAAGAATCTGTTTTTCTTTTTCTGACATCTTTAACACCTCTCTTTCTTGACCTGCCATCATCAGTACCGGGAGGTCATTCCCGGCAGACGGTCATTTCTGACCGTTTCGGCTATTTATTTTCTAAAATAATTTCAAGCACATTTTTTTCTGTCACTTTCATATCAGCAACTCTTTTGCCTAAAAGGTCATCCGTTCCACAACCTAAAAAGTAATCCGCACGGTGCTCTGTTTTGAACTTCATACCAAACATTGTTACTGTTGTTCTAATCGATGCATTATTGTTGATTACCATTAAAATATCGTAGAATTTCATTTTATTTCCCTCCTGTGTGGTTGTCTTGTGTTTTGTTGCTATGCAACTATAATAACTTACTTAGCGTCATTTGTCAACACTTTTTTGTGACTTTGTGTATCTTTTGTTTCTTAGTCACATTTTTATATTGATTTTTACATTTTAGTGCGGTATAATTAGCAACAGAAAGGAAGTGAATAAATGAAAGAGCGATTAAAGAAGTTAAGAAAAACATTAGACTTAACTCAACAAGAATTTGCCGACAAGATAGGAAGTGCAAGAAATAATATAGCCGGATACGAAACAGGCAGAAGAAGCCCAAGTGCCGCTGTGATTTCTCTTATTTGTACCAAATTTAACGTCAATGAAGACTGGCTACGAACTGGAAACGGCGAAATGTTTATCGAATTAACAAGAGATGAGCAGATAGAAAACTTTGTCGGTGATGTACTGAAAAGCGAGGAAGATTCTTTTAAAAAGAAATTTATTTCGATGCTTTCGGCGTTGGATGAATCTGACTGGGAAGTTCTTCAAAAGATGGTGGAGCTAATGCAGGAAAACAAAAAGGGCTGA